GGGGTCTAGTTAGATAGCATACACTTCTTTAATACTATTCATGTTCAAAATGATTGAACCCTTAATGCCACTCCGATTACTTGGTCTTACATTACATCATAACGGTTCTGTTCCCGTAATAACTAGTAAATGCCAAGGTTTATGCATGATTAATTGTATTCTTTAATAGAATATAAATCAAGATAATCACACATATTGTAACAATGAATTCAGTCATCGTTGTGCATACCTCTCTTCATTCATAAAACCTTCAGTTAAGTTCTTGTAGTCATCATCAGCGATCATGTTTAACAACTCCACTGCGTCCTTGTCCTTGGTAGGATCAAAGCTTTGCGTCCTTGTTGTGTCGTCTTCATTGTAACTAATAAACTCAAATGATGGCATGATAAATAATAAATAGAGGGAAAATGTGTGTGGACTTACAGTTTATGTTACTTAGCCCAACATCAAGGATACTAAGTGTTCATAACCTGCCACACGATTGTGAATGTTAAATGTTATGCAGTTTGATAACCAAAAGTATAATCAACCTTTGAATCTTGAATCAAGTTCTTATTAACCCACTGGCCAATTGACTGCTTAGGGTTTAACAATGCTGATTCAATTGCACTATCATTAACATTAGTGTAGGTGTACTTTTTACCATTCTTAAATTCAACTAATGCTGTTCTACTTGGTCTATCTAATTGTAAAGATTCAACAGCAGATGAGTTGAGGTTGTTAAGAGTTTGCATAGTACGATTGTGAAAAATAAAGTGTAAATGAGAAGGAACTAATTAAGTCCTTCAGGCTGTCAACTAATAAATAGAATGACAGCGGGAAAGAGTTAATAACCTAACCAAGTTAGGATGGTGTTAGCATGATAATCATGACCGCAATCTTCTGCGTATTCATGATAACTAGCACCATGTTCTGATAGTAATTGCATAACATTAGCTTCGGATAGATTACCCTCACTATCTGTACATTCAATTACAGAATTACAGTAACTTGGTTCATCATAGTATTTGTTTATCATGATTAATTACCTACTAGGTTGTTGATAGTTTGTTGGGATACTTTCTTAGCTATTACACCATCAAGATACTTATTAATGTGCCTCGATGTTGTTTTGCTATAGAAATCTTCAGTCCTTAAATACTCATAGTCTTGCAATCTTGCAGCGACTGGTGTATCATAACTGAAGAAAACTTCAGAACCATTGTTGTATTCAACCACGGTTTGATTGTAGCCGATTCTTCTCAATTTCATAAGAGAACAGTTGTTGGTAATTAGTGGACAATGTTGATACATAAAGTATCAATAACCTGAGTAGGACTTGCACCTACTAAATGTCTATTACTTCAGGCTGATTTAGGCTAGCTCGATGCAATTAACTTGATCGTAATCTAGTCCCCAATGTGATACAAACTCTTCATCTGAATTAATATCATCAATGTCGAATAAATACACATCTATTTCTTCACTACCAAACCTAGGAGAGTAACACCAATTGAGTTGCAATTCCTTGATGGTTTGTAATAACGAAGGCTGACAATGTACGACGACTAATTGATTAGAATAGTTTGTCATGGTTTGTGTCAATTAGTGAGTGAACAGTTGTTTATAAATAAGAGTGAGGATTGTCTCTCCCTTGTTTATATTTTAATTATAGCAGAGTGAAGCGATGAAGTCAAGGCTTTGTTACACTCTGTAATAATATCACATAAGCTCGTTTATGTTGTTGTTAACATAATCCT